CAAAGAAGGCCGTAGAGACGAAAACTACACCAAAGAATGATATACCAGCAGTTATACCAAAAACATTCAAAGCAAGCCAAACAAACACCACAGAAAACAAAAAAATTAATATTTCTAAAGCAAATGCATAATCAGGTATGTAAGGGCTATCTTGTATCAATATGCTTTCTGCTAATGCTGCTTGTATTTTATGAGGTTCCAACAAACCTGCGGGTGTAGCAATTTGTGGCATAATTCCTTTTGCTGTAAAACCTACAAAAACAAATTTATTTTCTACATCCATTTCTAAAAGGTTAGTTTGTGGTGTGTTAACCCAACTTACCCATTTACGACCTAATGAATCTACTGGTACTGAAGGCAACCCTTTTACTCTTACCTGTTCCATACCATTATCATTTGTTTTTATAATGTAAGTATCAGCTCCAGCTAAAACTTTTAAAACTTCTGTACCGTATGTTGATACCCAACCGTCAGGTGTACGCATTAAAAGAGGTAGTCTACGAACCAAATTATCTACATCTGTCCTGGCTACTGCTAAACCCTGACTGGCGTTGGCTTTTAAAATATCTATATTTTGTATTACACCTTCAGACGTAATGCCTCCGCTCTCTGGTCCCAGAATGACTGTCCCAGAAGTAGGCGGATAATCACCCTTTCCCTCAAACATAGCAATAACACTTGGAGAAAAACTTAAAGCTTCTGTAAATTCAAAATCACCACCAAATCTGTCTGGTTGCGGAAAGGCTATAACCCACCCTACACCTAACGCACCTTTTCTTAATAAATTAATGTGTATTTGAGCTAATGTTTGCCTAGACAAAGGATAGCCCCCTTCATTAGTAATATCACTCTCATTTATATTAAGAATTACAAAATTACCTGAAGGTTGTTTATCTGTTACCAACGAATCAAAAGTTTTTAATTTTAATATTTCATAAGCCGTAGGTTGAAAATAATAAGTTGCACCAAGCAATATAAATAAACTTACAAATATTATTGTTTTTTTCATCCTGACCCTTGTTTAATTTTTATTGTAGTTGAAGATCCACCATTTATTTTAACCGTATTAGTTACTTCATCTTGTATAAGTATAATCGTATAACTATCAGATCCATCTAAATCTAATTTAGCACTTTGACTAACGGTTCTTGTTAGACTTATGTTCTGACCGGATATAATTGTAGTTATCTGAGTATCTTTATCTTGTCCTATTTCTGTACCAACAATACGTATACCAACACCACCTTGCTTCAAAGAGTCTTCTTCTTTTGTTATAGCTAGTGCATCAAGAACATTAAGTAAATCTTCAAGAAAATTAACATCTAAATAATTTACATCTAATTCTGTAAACTCTAATTCTTCTTCTGCATCTAAAAAATCTTCGTTAAGAAAGTCTATATCAAGATCATTAAAGTCTAAGTAATCTGCGGAAGTTTGCGTTTGTGTTTGCTCCAAAGATTCTTGTGTTTGTTCAGGAGGATTAACAATAAGCATGTTGTCTATTAGATCTAATGTAATATCTAACTCTACGGGTGCTGTAGGATTATTTTCAAAAACAGATACCGTAGTAGCTTGATAGGGTTTGTTTAGTGTCACACTACCCATACCAGTAGAAACTATTATTTCTCCACTAGATATACCGTTTTCATCTGGCAATAGTATTACAAGAGATCTACCTAACTCATCTACCGTACAAGTAAAGTCTGTACCTCTGATAGCTATATCTGCGGTAGGAGTTCGTATGGATATATTGCTTTTGTTATTAAATTTACCTGTAATAAATCTTGCTGTACCGCTAGCAAACTTGAGCGCCATCTTTGATTTAGATGGATCAGGATCGTAGATGTATTCGTCTATAACCAGTTTGGAATGTTCGGTTAGTTTTACTGTAGAGCTATCTTCAAAGGTTATGGCAACTCTGCCCGCTTCTGTACGAACATCATCCATTTGTTGAATATTAAATTGTAATTCAGCCCCGTAAGTTTTGTCTCTAAGGATTTGTGCGTTGCCCTTAACTTCAGATATAGAACCTATATCAACAGACGAATGAAGTTGTTGCGTCTGACTGAGTAACGCAAACAGTACCATTAGAGCCAGCAGATGTAATTTTAAGCCAGTCATTATCAGATGTAGACTCCTGATCTATATTAAATGTTCTTGATGCTCCTGTATGATCTAGGTAGAAATATCCACCAGCATAACCATCTCCATCATAGGTAACGGTATTATCATTACCATCAATATCCATATAGTTAGTTGCGCCATCTACATCTATAGATGATGTTATTGTGTTTCCTGAACCTTGTACGATCCAATCTAAATCTAAATTAGCTGCTAGTGCAGTCATAGCATGATTCAAAGTCATAGTGTTCGTACTACCCGTAACCTGGACATTCACGTTAGAGCCATCAGCTCCGGTTGCATTTGTTTCGTCTGTAGACATATTAAAAGTGTTGGTATCACCAATAAATGAGAAGTAGCCTGTATAAGTATCGGCCCATATATCACCAAGAAATTTATTTGTATTACCTTTTTGCAATATATCTAAGGTCATAGTTGCACCATCTAGATCTAATGGTGTCATATTAGAAGGTCCTGCCGCAGCATCCGATCCCCCAATAATGTTACCACTACCACCAACTTGTTCTATATCTAAGTTAGATGTTGCACCTGATTGCGTTATATATACCTCGTTGTCTGCTGTCACCACATTCAAAGATATAATTAAAAACAATAAGCTAATTACCGTTCTTTTTTTTCCAATAGCCTTGTTCATATCCTTCCTCTATTGTTTGTAAGACGGCCGTCTCGATAGCCATCTGTAAAGCAATATTTATAGACTCATTCTCTACCATACCGCTCTCAATTTCAACTAATTCGGTATTATTTGAATAAAATTTGAACACATCAGAAGAAATAGCAGCACTTAATATTGACTTAGAAACTAACACTTCTAACAATATTTTGCCTGTACTAACAGATACGGTACGCAAAGAAATTGTTACAGAATCTTGTCTATACTCCTTGGAGGCCCCAATACCTAAATATCTAGCACCAGCACCACCTGATTTTATATTAGTTTCATACCCTATTACACCCCCCTCCATAATAAGACCAGCAAAAAGCAACGGTTTAACTTTTTGTTTTTCATCAAATGATTCTCTGGTTGTACGTATTAACTGCCTTTCTTTTGTTAAATTATCTAAACCTTTTCTTTCTACTACATCAAATACATTTGAATGTTTTAAGGCCCTAATTAGGTATGCATCAGGAGATTGTGTTATTGCCGTACTAAAACTAGCGTACTGACTATTAGATCTACGTTGACCTGTATCGTCTTTAAAAGATTTACCATATACAGCTACTACAGGTTTTTTTTCTGGTTTTGGTAATTCTGATAATTTTGTGAGCAAACTACCAACTTGAGCTAATTCAATAGATCTAACTGGTGGTATGCCGTTATCTAGAGGCGGTATAATTAAAGAACAACTAGAAAGTAAAAGAGCCGAGAGGTACAGTAATTTCTGTTGTATTGCCTTCTTCATCTGTAATTATTAGTGTTACTTTGTCGTCCTCTACTCTATATTCTATAGTGTTACCTTCTAATTCCAGAGTACCAAAATCAGATGCAGTTTCACCAAACAAGCTATCAACTAACTGTCTGCTAAGTTGTGCATATATTCTACTCTCTAAGTTACGTATAAACCTAGCTAACGTAGTGTTCTCGGCCTCTCTTTCTAATTCCTCTGTATATGCTTTGATTTCTTCTCGTATAGATTCTTTTCTATTAAACTCTTGGTTTTCTATAGTTAAGTAATGACTTGATGTGCCAACACCTGAGAAGCTAGGGTTTTTAAACTTGTGAGTCATCTCATCTGCTTGTACTGATAAAACAACAAACATAATAATTATCATGCAAGATATTAATAATATTTCATCAGGTCTTTTAGGGGCCATTAGTCTTTTCTCTGATCGTCTCTGTCAGCTTTTGCAATTTTATTGCTATCTATTAACTGAGGTACACCTAGTATGGTTTTGATTAATGTATCTTGTCTAATTATCTCGTTATCAAGAGATCTGACTCTATCTATAAGTGCAACTAGGATCCCGTGTTGTGAATCTAACTTTGTACCTAATCTTTGTTCCATCTGTTCTATTTGATCTGCAACCTTATCATCTAAAACATCTAACTTTGTTTCCATACCGTCAATAATACGGTTAATTAGTTTCCAAATAAAGAATCCCAACCCTAACGCAGCAGCTATTGGAAAGCCTACTTCGTTAATAAATTGAACTGCTTGGTCCATTAATCTACCGGAGTATGTAGACCTTTTTCAATAAGAATGTCCCTGTTATGCATGTGTTCAGCCTCTACGTCATCTTTTGATTGACCATGATAGGCTACCGCCAGGTGGCATTTAATCATCATTTGATTAATGTTTTTATTGTCAACGACAACATCACCTAAGACTCTGCCGTATTTTCCTTTAGAATCCTTAAGCTTTGTTTGTATGACTACTTTTTTTCCGTCCTCAATAGCTTCTTTTAAGAAAGCCCCAGCCATTTTTCCTCTAGCCTTTTCATCTTTATTACGAGTACGTGACTCGGGAGTATCAATACCATATAAGCGAACACGACACTTATGAAGAATATCAAAGCCAAGATCCAAAACAACATCAACGGTATCTCCATCAACAACTCTTTCCACTTTACAAGAATATTCATACATTAGATGTACCTAGTAGCTATAATACATGTAATAAGAACTGGATAGATACCCCATATAAGAGCTTCTAGTCTTTTAAATTTAGCAGATCCTTCATCAAGTCTTTTTTCAATATACTCAAACCTAATAGCAGATTCTCTTTCGTATACTTTTAAAGATGTTATGTCAGAATCTTCTGTAGTCATTTATCGTCTTTTACTCTTTTGGTTGTGTAAGCTTCATTAACATCAGGTGTTGATTCATCATCACCAACAAACTTCCCATCTTCATCTCTAGCTCTAACTTGAACTCTTTTAGTGCCAGTAACTTTATCTACTAATTTACCCCACCACTTAATTACTTATCCTTGGCCTTGCCAATATTTAAAGCTAAAAAATCTATTAGCTTATACAATTTTGCTAACCATTTATCTCCTTGAGGAGTTGGTGTAACCGCAGCTAAAAGTGAAGCTATAGCTATGATAGCCGTTACCCACATAAATAAATTAATCCACATCACTACTTTTCTCCTATCTTTTTAGTAATTGATTCTACTTGCGGTTCTTCTTGTTGAGAAGCTTCTGCCATTTCTTTAATCTGTTCCATAGTTTGTTTTCTAACCGCAGCTATGGCTTCTATTTCAGAACCTTTCCAAGCACCTCTTTCTGTTGCTACGTCTAATATTTGTAGCACGTTTACAAAGTATTGTTGTTCCATATTACGAACCTAATGATTTAGTTACTTTTGTTGGTGTAATCTTTTTAGCAATTTGTCCATCTAAACTTGCTTTAAGACCAGCAACTGTACCAGATTCTTTTGCATCCATAGAAGCCTCTACCCACCCTTGTACTTTAGCAGCGTCAAGGCTAGACCAGTTTGTAAAACTAGATAAATCAGACGTATCTAAAAATTCTTGTCCGTATACTACGGCTTTTTGTGGATTGCCGTCTGAGTCATTATTAGAATCATCTGTTGCTGTTAGTCTCCAATGTACCGCATACACAACATTAGATTTGCTGCTTTTTGTGGGGTAAACATCACAAGTGTTTACATCCCAAGTATAGTTAATTGCCATTTTTTATTCTCCGTTTAATGTAGCTTTTCTATTTCAGTTTTTAACTGTTCTATTTGTTCTTGTTGTTCTTGTATTGCTTTGACAAGTAATGGAGTTATTTTTCCGTAATCTACGCCTTGCATATGTTCTCCATCTTTTTCTCCATTAACTGCATCTGGGAATACCTCTTGCAGTTCGTGTGCAATAAATCCTTCTGTTGATGTTCCATCAGAAATCCAATCAAATTTAACAGGATTAATTTGAGAAACTCTACTTAATCCATCCTCTAAAGGTCTAACATTCTCTTTCAATCTGTAGTCAGAAGAAGTGTTAAATGCTGTAACTGAGTTAGATGTTTTTATACTACCAATTTCGCCTGCACCATTATTTAAAAATCTAGCTACATACATAGTTCCTGTAGTAGCATCATTTTGTGTTTGAATGCCATAGGGTGTACTAGCACTTGCTAAAGTAAAAATTCTTGATCCAGCAACAGGTGATGAAGTGCCAAAAGAAACTTGCCCATCTGGATTAATCCGCATTCTTTCAGTAGGAGTAGCACTTCCATCAGCAGAAGTTGAAAACTGTAATGTCCCGGGCATATCATTAGTGCCATTTGCACCATTAATGAAACCTCGGATTATTGAAGAACTGTAAAAACCATTAGTGTGGTATCCCCTAAAGAAAAGTCTACCACAATTATCTCCATTATTACTATTTGTTGGTGAAGTTAAAGTGCCTCTATTAGCTTGTAATATAAAGTTTGCTCCAGCCGTAGTATCTTGTCCTCTTGTAACGTAACCAGCGTTATTACCAATAGCAAGTGATGTTACATTATCAACATCCCTAGCATCAAAAGTTGTGCCTGTTATAGCTGTTGTATCAGAAATAAGAAGTGTTCCGTCAGCAGTTATACGCGCTTTTTCTGCGTTACTCGTACCTGTGCCAAATGTTAAATATTCACTTTGTATAGTTAAAGGGGTATAAGCATTTGAACTACGATTATAAGAAAATATACGACTCACTCCTGATTCTTGAGGAGATAATTCAATGCCTTGAGCACCACCATCTGAAACTACTAATTTTTTATCAGGAGTTGTAGTTCCCAAACCAGTATGTCCATATTCACCCCAAACAAAGAAAGCATTAGCATCATTATCAGACTCAACGCGGAAGTCTAGGTCTTTAGAGTTATCATTAAAAACAGTTTCAGTAGCATCC